GGCTCATCCATTCGGACATGACTTCAGCTGAAAGCTGGTCAATTGTCTTACCGGTGAATCTCATGAGCTTAAGAACTTGTGTCCAAGAAACTGCATGACGAACGAGGTCAACCTCAATGCTGAATGTTCCGAAATCAAGAGTATCGGTAGCGTTCTTGAGAATTTCTTCCCCACGAACACCTTGTCCTCTGATAGGAGCAACAGTAGTGAATGTTACTTTGTCTGATCCGCCTGCGCTAAGATCGCGTTTTTCTGTGATTGGTTTACCGCTTCCTTCGCCGCCGATGAACTTTGCAAATACGTTTTTTTCCCGAGCGTCGCGAGATACGAGCTCAGACCAAAGACGTGAACGCAAGTCTGAATTAGCGTCACCTTTAAGAAGGTCACCGTAGGAGTTAGTGTTTGTTAAGAGATCAACATTAGTCAAGTTACCGCTTCCGAAAGTATCAGTTTGGGAAGGAGCACTCGCTGGAGTTGTGAATTTTGTAGCCATTTTATTTAATTATTTGAGATTAGGATTGTTGCTCCTATTACCTCAGTGGCTGTGCTCCTCCAGGATTTCCAAGCAGAGCATAGATATCATCTTTGTTCATATTAGGAAGCTGTTGGATTAAGCCGTCCGGGGTGATCGGAGCGTTTACAGGTTGTGCCGTAGTTCCTGTCGTCAAGACCTTTGCCTGAGTTCCCATCTGTGGTGCCTGCGGCTGAGGGGCAACGGCTTGAGGCTGTTGCGCAACTACCGGTGGAGGCGATACTGATGCGAATTCGTTGGCGAGTAATTCTGGCCATTTTGGCGAATCAAAAACTGCGGCGTAGTCGGGGTCGGACTGAGCTTGTGAAACATAATCATCGAACTGCTTACGATAGACCGAAGCCTTATCCTGCAATGCGGGGAATCTTTCATAAACTCTGTCTCTACTCTCCATCGCTTTACTCCGATGGGTCTGATAAACTTGCTGACTCTGAGCCTCTTCCATTTGCTGTTTACGGAGAGTCAAGGTTTGCACTTCGAGTTCCTTTTTCATGATCTCACGCTGAAGACGTAATGCTTCGGTGGTCTCAAGATCCTCTGCTGCTTTCTCGACTTTTCCTTCAAGCTCCATGATAGTAGCCCGTATGTCGTCTGCTTGTTTATCAATGCCTTGAATAGGATCGGGCTCGGACGCCTCGACTTGTTCCTGGGGCTGATAAGTTGTTTGGGAAGATGGTTGAACATCCTGACCGTAAATTACACGGGAGGCGTCAGCAAAGGATCCGCTAAAGCCCTCAGACCGATATAGGTCTATGACTTGCTGATCTAACTCGTTTCTTGGACGGATTCGTCTTTTGGCGAGTTTTTCCTCTTCTGATTCCTCCGGCTCTTCGACTTCGGCTTCGGCTTGCGGCTCTGGGCTTGTAGCCTCAGGCTGCTGAACTTGTTCCTCGGTCGTAGGCTCGACGGTCTCTGGCGTTATACCTAAAGCATTCCGAATATCCTCAGTTGAGGCATTCTCGATGCTTGTTTCTTCAGTAGTTTCTTGCGGGGATTCAACCTCCGCGATAGCTGTTTCCATATCCGCACATTACCGAATGTCGCGGACGGTCGTAACCGGTTGTAAAGCGTTTTAGTACTTCTTTTTACCGGTTACATTACCGGGTTTTTCAATAGGAGACTCGCTCTTTTCATTTTGCATCATTTCTAATGCACATTGTCCTTTAAAGATTTCTTTGCAGACGGTGGGAGCGATACATTTATCGCCACACATTTTCTTTTCTTTAGTCTTCTTTTTTCCTTCGCTCATTTCTTTCTGAGTGCTTGTATTAGTTTTACGGTCATGTATGCGGTAGTCGCAACTCCACAGACGCAGGCAATTAGATCACTCCATTGCCCGAGAGATACGACGGCTAGTGTTCCGCCCCAGCCTATTAAAGAAGATTGATCAATCATGGGTGTTATTTTTTTCGAGGTTGTTAACTTTTTTAGCGACAGTTCTCACGCGCCAGTAATGAAATATAAAATATAAAGCCATCCCCACAGCACTTATCATTAAGATATCGTAAATCCCATCGATCAGCTTTTGGAAAAAGCCTCTCTCTTCTTGTAATTTCAATTCAATCAATTTTGCCACATCACCCTCTCCTAAAGCTTGTAATTCTTCAGTTTTTTTAATTACCGCGTCAGACTCTTTAATTATTTGCCCCGCAGCAGCCCCCAATCCGGCACCGGCAAAAGCTGTCGCTGGCCCTCCAATAGAACCAACCCCGCCACCAATCGCACCTAAAGCAGTGGGCGCAAAAGTTTTTACTGAACAAGCTGAAAGACTAAAGACAACAAAAGGAAGAATGTATCGACAATTATATCTCTTTCTAAGAAGAAAAAAAACATTGCTAACACCCAGTAAATTTCTTTTTGAAGATGAGTCATTCATTTTTTAGAAAAAAAAGGGGTCGAAGGATTGGACCTCCGACCCCTTAGGAGATTCAGTAAGCTAGATTAGGCTCAACCTAATGCAGTGCTGAAGTCGGAGTAAGAACCGAGGTTATCGACGCCTAAGTATACATCAGAAACCTTAACTGGAAGAAGAGTTGCTGATGAATCAGAATCACTAATATCAGTTGCAGTTGCAGCAGCTGTGGTCTTGTACATGCAGAACTTATCTTCACCTTCGTCGAATACTAATGCAACATTATCTTCGCTTGATCCACGCTCCATGATCAATCCAACGTCATTTGCGTTGGTAGTTCCGGAAGCTGCTCCGTCATTGAGAAGCATGAGTGAATCTTTAACTTGGGAGTTAACAGTTTCAATGCTGGTGGTTGTACCAGAAACGGTAAGATTTCCGGTAAGAGTTAAGTCAGTACCAGAAACTGCACCGGTGAAAGCAGCGCCTGTAAGGTTTGCTTTAACAGTGTCAAGATTAGTAACCGCAGCCGCACGGGTTGTTGCTTCAGCAGAAATAGCAGCTTGGCGATCGGTAACTTCTTGTGCAAGATTAGTGGTTAATACACCTTCAGCAGCAGTTGCGCGATTTTCTTCAGCGTCAATTTCGCCTTGAAGAGCAGTGTCAGCAGTAGCGCGGGTAGATGCTTCACCAGAAACAGCAGATATACGAGCGGTTTCTTCGGCACTTATTGCGGTTGCATTTGCAGCTTCAGCAGCACGAGCAGTAGTAGCTTCAGTAGCCAAGTTAGTGGTAAGAACACCTTCAGCAGTAGTAGCGCGAGTTTCTTCCTCAGAAATCGCAGTTGCGTTTGCAGATTCAGCAGCACGGGCGGTGCTAGCTTCGGAACTGATTGCAGTTGCGTTAGCAGACTCAGCAGCTCTTGCAGTAGTTGCTTCCGCGTCAATGCTAGATTGTAGAGTGGTGTCAGCAGAAGAACGTGAGGTTGCTTCAGCAGCGATTGCTGCGATTCTTGCAGTTTCTTCAGCATTGACGCTGGCTTGAACGCCATCGACTTTACCTTTAACTGCTGCACCGATTTGTTGGAGAATATTTGACATAATAATTAATTAATAGTGGTTATGGAAAATCGAAACAGAGTTGATTCGACACATGCATCATCCCAAATAAGTACAGCTATCTCAATCGGTTGCTACTGTTTTACATCCGGTCGCTTAGACCGGTTATGACCGTATATAAACGAATATGGGCGTAACAAAAAATCGTTATCTTTCGCCACGAATTATTCGTGAAAGGATGGATGTCTCTCCCGGTACCGTTCGCCGATGGGCTAAGCAATATGGGTGGGAGAGGAAAGAAATTAATGCACGGGTCATTCGATATAAAGCGGAGGATGTGGAAAATAGTTTGGGGGTTTCATTCGAATGAGTTTAGCAGCAGAAATAGGCACAGCCGTTCGATTGGTCACAGACAGCAAAAAAGGCCTCGTTCGAATAATCGATACCGAGGCCGTTATTAAAGCTAGGAGTGGTGATCCAATAGGATCCTTGGCACTAGGAACAGATACAAATAAATTATATATGCACTTAGGCTCAGGCTCCTGGGTCGTAATTAATACGACCCCCGCTTAAGAGTTATACGAGTTCTTCTACAGGCTTAGCCCAGGAAGAATCATGATCAACAAGCTCGTCAGCGCTGAAGTGCTGATCGCATTTCCATTTTCCTTCGGTTATAACCGGGAACAAGAACATTCCATAATCAGCATGATCGGGATTATCAATCATAACGGACTCAGCATACTTGCTTGTTCCAGCGTTATCAGGAATAGACAGCAAAGTTTTCATCTCTGCTTCTTTTGCGTCAAACTCCTCAGGAGTATTAAGTAATTTATATTTAGTTGCCATAGTATTTAAGGTTAGAGATTAAAATTTATACGTAGATTACGGAAAATACCCTAGCGGTTGGTTGATATGATGCAGTACTCTGGGTTGCATGCTTTCCGTTTCCAGATGCATCAGTAATTTGAGATATTCCAGTCTGTCCATTGGTTAAGCTGTCATCTTCTCCCATTCGGTAATATACAACAGGACTGAGGCTTAAATCATTCATAATATGCGCTCCGCGGGATGCGGCTAGAGATGATACTTCTGATGCGGATAATGCTGTGTTGAAAACTGCCACTTCATCCAATTCTCCATCAAAAGGACTGTTGTTATTTGTTAAATTATCTCCAATGATTAATCCCTTAGTGTTTTGTAAATCCGTAAAAGCTCTACTCGTTGAGCCTGAAGTTGTAACACTGTTACCGTTTAAGTACCCTTGTGCTGAACCCGAACCTGGATTGGTTAAAACTAGGTTATACCATGTCCCTGTACTTAATGTTGGGACAGTTATGGTGATTAATTGAGCAGAACTACGACCGCTATAACTATATAAATGCATGGTTGTTGCGTTACTTATTCGAAATACAAAACTGTCGTAACCGTCAGTATAGTAATGTTCACTATTAAGAAGTGTGTTATTACTAATTGATGCTTGCGCATCAAAATTAAACCACATGGAAAAAGAATAGGTTGCGCCAAGTGTAAAACCTGCTGTATGGAGATAATCACCACCCCCATCAAAGCTAAGCGATGATGTAGCCGACTGCTCAAGCGCCTTGAATGTAGGCTGGTTGTTTGCAGTTGCTTGAACCGCATCATTTCCATTTCCGCTTGAATCGGTTATGGTTGCGATACTTCCGCCTGAAGTTGCTGAATCGTTTGAATCGTCTCCCATTCTCCAGTAGCCTACAGCTCCGGTAACCTCTGAAGGAGTACCTCCGCCACGTAATGCGGTGACCGCGGTTTGGTCTAATGCGGTATCGAATATAGCTACATCGTCCATCAAGCCCTCAAGCTTATACAGGGTGTCATCACGCTTACTAAATTGAAGTGGGGCTGAATTATTAGACACCACTGTGTGCGTGCTACTTAATGTTTCTACGTTCCCATTAACATAAAGTTTAGTCCCTCCAGCTACACCACTTTCGCAAGATATTACAACATGATTCCAGGTATTAACTGCGATTGATTGGGTTGATGTAGAAAAGCCCCCACCACTGGTGCTAAATGAAAATAATTTTGTTCCTCCGACACCGTTTCTCAAATATAAACTATAATGTCTATCGTTAGCTGATGTAGATTTATCAACTAACCATTGAAATCCCGAAGATATATTCGTATAGTTAACCCAGAATGATATAGACATATCTCCCGAAAAATTCAGCTCGCTTGCGGTATTAGGAATAGCTAAATAATCATCCGATCCATCAAAGCTCGCGCCCCAGCGGTTTCCGTAGACCGCGCCAACGCCATCGGAATCGAGCTGTACCCAAGTGCTTCCATTATAAACGATAAATTGATTCGTCGAGGTTTCGAAGTATGCCTTGCCCGCGATCGTAGTCCCGGTGCTTCTGTCTGCGATTGTGTCTATAGTTGCCATGATATTTTAATTTATGCGTAGATTGTTTCGCCGGTCAGATCGGAGAATGTAGGCTGAGCGCTTGCAGTTCCCTGGGTTACATCATTTCCATTTCCGCTTGAATCGGTTATGGTTGCGATAGAACCGCCTGAAGTTGCTGAATCACTTGAATCATCTCCCATTTTATACCAGACAAGCGGATTTAAGGGTGATAAATCGCTAGGCGCTCCGTTGTTGTAAACTGTTGCGGCATCAGATGCGGATAAGGTGGAATCCCATGTAGCAAGTTCATCTACGACACAGTCTTGAAATTGATTCCAACGTCCTCCGCCACCCGCAACTACGTGAAATTGATAGTTTCCAGCCAAACTATTATTATTGTCTGTAAAAGTGTTTTTTAAGGCACCGTCTACATAAACTTTAGCTTCATTTGCTGTGCCGTCAAAAGTGAATGTAATATGGTACCAAGTATCCAAACTAAATGAGTGTGATATGTTATGGAACGTAGCTGATAAGTAAAACATCCATGTGCCCGCTGTAGTAGTTGTATAGATCCCGCTGTTCGTACCTGACGAAGCCCCATTCCCAAAACCGAAAAGTGGTCTGTAAGGATTTTCAGTCCGAAGTTTTACCCACGCACTTTGTGAAATAGGCGTAGAATTAGCCCATGCAACAGAGTTTGGCCGGGGAATACTCGCTGAATATAAAAAATCATTTACCCCATCAAAGCTTGCGCCCCAGCGGTTTTGGTAGGGGATCGAGCCGTTAAATGCTTTCCAAGCTGCTCCATCATAAAGTTTTACCGCGTTAAGATCGGAGTCAAGAACCAGGTCACCGGTAATCGGGGTTAGCGCGTTAATTTCTGCTGTAGTATATACGTTTAAATCGCTCATTATGCGTCGTTGTTATAAGTTTGCCAATCAGTACCATCGAATATGTAGAGATCGTAGGTATCAGTTCCGAACATGATAGTACCGGTAGCATCGCTGGATCGCGACCGGATGTTTGATGCGGTGTCTCCTGAAATATTTAATGTCTGACCAGCCGCAAGAGCGTCCGCCTTAATATTGTCAATGGTACTGATGCTCCAAACACCACCGTCAGCGTAGTAAATTACATTAGTGTCACTAGCAACCGCTATGGTTCCGTTTGCCGCACCACTAATTAATTGAATATTAGCCGCGGTATCTGAATATGTAACAGTTACATCAGCAATCGCAGAGACAAAGGTTGCGTAATTACCGATAGATAATTCTAAAGCAGAAACTTGAGCTTTTTGAGCTGCTTGAGATTCAGCTGTGGGTGCTGGTATAACCAAGGATCCGGTTACTGTACCCCCCGCTAAATCTAGTTTTTCTGCTAATTTCCCGCCTACTGCGGTTCCGATTTGTTGTAAAATATTTGCCATAGGTTTTTGTGGTTATTTGATATTCGTATAAAAACAGAATCGATTCAATCGGTTGCTCGAATTTTATTTTTAATCTTCAAGTGCGGCGAAGAATTCGTTAACATCCAGGTTATCAGCGATTTCCTTAAATGTGTTAAGTGAAACCGGAGCATCTTCAACTACTTGAGTAACATTTTGAGTATTTACTTCGACCTTTTCCTCAATGACCTGAGCCTCAGTTTTCGAAAGAAATAGATCTTTTACTCGACCCACTACTTCACCAAGACTGGTAACCGTATTCTCGCTGTCATTCAGACCAGCGCTGTTGAATACTTTTATATCACCCATTATAGATAGTTGTGCCAGTCAGCGCCGTCGTAAATAAACAAGCGATCAACATCACTGCTATACTTAATAGTTCCGACCGCGGGAGTAGTTGCAACAAGCACATTCAGATCAGTTGATAACGGAGCAATGTTTAAAGTTAATTTGGTTGCAGTTAAACCGCTCGGGCCAGATACCGGAATTGCTTCGGTTGCAGTTAAACCACTTGGGCCGGATGCTGGAACTGCTTCGGTTGCAGTTAATCCGCTCGGGCCGGATGCTGGAGCATTCTCGCTTGCGGTTAATCCTGATGGGCCTGAGACTGGAACTGCTTCGGTTGCAGTTAATCCACTCGGGCCAAATACTGGAACTGCTTCGCTTGCAGTTAATCCGCTTGGGCCAGATACTGGTGGGTCAGTTGAGACAGGTGTTTCCGGATATTTTGATATACCAAGAGATCCACCACGGGTTACTCGTATAATTTTATCAAGTGAACCATCCCCATTGCTGTCAATATAAGCCGCCCCAACAGATCCTCCAAATCGTCTTAATGGATCATGCTCCCGCTCAACAGTTTTAAATTTAGCTGAATCCCGAATTATATCCCGACGAGTTAAACTCTTCGGATTACTTGGCGGTTTGCCATTCTTATATAGTCGGGTATTGCTCATGCTTTAATAGGTGCAGGATCTCCAACCTTCGACCCAAGGCTTTCGGCCTTTGACGGTTGGTCAATAGGTAACGGCCTGAGGACAAGGGTTGCAGGTTGTGGGTTATTAACCCCTGGCTCGGTTGGAGGAACCGTGGTTACTACCGAGCCCCAGCGAGATACGAGGGGCATGAGATATTAACCTTAGTAGGTTATAGTAACTGCTTCTCCAGGACCGTAACCGGCACCGTTTTTGGAGAACACACCGTATGTATGGGTACCAGTGCTTGTACTAGTGCTGTCGGTGTAAGTTTTCGAACCGGCACTGGTATCAGTATAAGTAGAATCTTGATTGATGTAAGCACCGGCTGCTGCTGCAAAAGTTGCTGCATCTGTTGCGTTAATTGTTCCGTTCGCGTAAGTTCCAGACTGGTCAGTATCAAATCTATGAACGCAGATGTTATCTATATCTGTTGCTGTAGGGTTAGTCCAAGCTAGGTTTATATTTGCCATGATATTTAAAAGTTTGTGGTTAAAATATGATTATAGAATGGATGGAAAGCGTAAACCTCTCAACCGGTTGCGGGGCGCTTGACCCTGAACATTTCGGGGTGTGAAACCTTGCGGTTCTTTACTTCGATCTTAAGAACTTTTTCCGCGAGAGCCATCGGCGATAGGCTTTCAAGAGCGTTAATGACTGCTTTTGTCTGTATAGTCTCCTCGGGCGTTGTGTCCCGATCGAGCATTTTTGCGAGGTATCTTGCGCGCTCTTTCTGAAAACGCTTTTCCAAATGGATAAAAGATTCATCGGTCGTTAATTTTTTTATATCAGCAAGCTGATCGAATACTACTAGGTCGGACAT